TGCAATCGTTGCTGAAACTTGACAATTTGTATTAAACTTAACACCTTCTTCTGGAAGATTTAATTGAAAAGTAGATGCTCCAGCATCAACGTTTCCTGTGTTAATTTCAAATACATCAGTTCCACCATCTTTAAATGTTAATACACCAGCAGTAGAAGTAGGTTCTGCAATGAAACCTTTTAATCTTGTAGGTCCATTTACTAATGTAACTGTTATAGCTACATTAGAAGATGTATTAGATAAAGAAGCTTGATTAGCACTAACTACTTTAATATCTGATCCTGCCATATTTTCCTCCTTATAATCCTAAATTTTTTAATTGTTGTAATAATATATCAACTCTGTTTGTTTGGCTAGAAGAACTTGGTAATAAACCTTGAAGATACTCTTTTTGAGCTAAATTACCTAAATCTAATGGTTCTAAATTTAAAGTTCTAGATTTTACTGGATCATCTACAATTACTTCAGGTTTAATGGTTGTTACATCTTCTGCTTTTTCTCCAAATGAAGTTAATACTTTTTGTATATCATTTATTTTTTTATCTAATTCATCTTCTTTTTTTTCTGTTTTAGATTGTTCTATTAATATTTCTTCACCTGTTTTAGTTTGACCGGGATAATCTTCCATAGTCATAACAGATTCCTGTTCTTCTGTTGGTGTAAATTCTTCTTTAGCTTTTTGAAAATCTAGATATTCTTCTAAAGAAGTTTTTTCATCTTCTTTATCTGTATCTTTATCTAATTTAAAATTTTCTAAAGCTTTACCTAATCTACTTAAACTTTCAAACATTATATCTCCTTATTAAAGAGGGCCCGAAGGCCCTCAGAAATATTAAGTTACGTTATTGTTTTGTACGTATTGTACAGTTACAATAGCTTCACCATTAGTACCATCGCCATCTGTAGCTGTAAATACAGCAACAACATTAGAATCAGATGTTCCTACATCGTCTAAGTTAGGAATAGCAGCATCAACTGGAGTTGTTCTTGCAACCGCTTTAGCGTTTGAAGAAGCAATATATGCAGTTCCGTTTGCGTCAGTTCCTACTGAAACAGTAGCAGCATTAGTATCATCTGCAGCTGTAACGACATCTAATTTAACATCGATGATTTGAGAGTTAGCTGGAATAACAGCAACAGTTGTATTCGCTGTAGCTCCAGTTAAAGCAACTGATTTAGATTGTACCATTTGTACAAAACCAGTATTTGTTACATCAGTTCCTAAAGTAGTACCAGTAGTTTCTTTAATAGTACCAGCTTTAATTGGTCCTGAAAATGTAGTTGTTCCCATAGTCTACCTCCTTAGTAGTCTTCTTTCGAAGTCGTAGGGTTTAATACTAGGCGTATTGCTACGCCTAGTATGATTATATTATTATGCAGCTCCTTCCGAACCGTAGATACTTCTCCAGTCAGTGAAACCGAAAGAATATCTTTCTCTAACTTTGTATCTTAGATTACCAGATTCAAAATCGCCTTCAACAGCTTTTTTCATTGGTGATCTTACAAAGTGTTTCATTCCATCAGGACAATCAGTCATAATGAAGTATTGATCTGGATCAGTTAATCTTTGATTAACTACTACGCCTCCAGGAATCATACCCATATTTCTCATTGCATTGATATCATTGTCTGCAGTTCCCGGTCTTAAATTAGACTTAAGGATTCTTTCAGCAATGAACACCAATTGAGGTGGAACGATTAGCTTTTGTCCAGATAATGCAATTGGTATACTTCTGTCATCAACTGCAGTTGAGATTTGGATCAGTAACTGCTCAAGAGAAGTTTCTGATAAATCTGCCGCTGTAGATAATGTGTTAGAAGCAGTACCACCGCCACCTAGTGGGTGAGAAGCAGACAATAAAGCCACGCCATCGCCACCTACTGAAGTAGTAGTTGCATTGTTCAAGATGTTAGCACCTTTGATTTCTTTAGTGTGTTGCATTGATCTTGCTAAAGCTCTAGCATATTTTGCACCTAAAGATCCATACAATCCATCTTCTTCAGCTTCCTCTGTAATAGCGAATGCTAAAGCAATAGTTTCATGTACATATCTAGATACAAATCCTTCTCTGCCAGATTCATAAGATATTGCAGCACCTTCTGCTTTCGTAGGTGCAGCACCGAAGCCGATCATTTGTACATCTTCTTCGAATGCTTTTTGTGATTGCTCAACAGAATAGATATTTCTCCATTGTTCTGGATATCTATCATATTCCATACCAAACACGGTATTTAAACCAAGATTGAGCTGTTTGGTAAATAGTGCTCTATTTAGTGCCATAATTCAATCTCCTTTTATTATACACCAGCAGCACTTGGATTACCAATACCGTAGAAAGATTTGTTAATAACAACTTCTACTTTAGCATCAGCACCTGCTGCATTGTTTGGTTCATCAACTAATCTTAATATTCTTAAAACTTTAGATGTAGTTGCTAAAGTAGCAATATCTAATTCGTCTGTAGAATATCCGAAAGTTGAGTTGAAAGTACCAATAGTAACGTTTGCCATTTCACCAACGTTGGCTGCAGCAAAAGTACCATTACATTGTACTTTATATGTTATATTTGGATCGTCATAAACCAAAGCTTTGATACTTGTATTTGCTTTTACAGCAGTACCAGTATTCCAAACTTTAGAGAACTTGACATCACCTGTAGAGTTTTCAATGTATTCAACACCATAGAATACACCTAAAGCTGTTCCTCCAGCAGTACCTCTGATAACTGTTCCATCTGTAGTCATAGAAACTAAGTCACCACTAGCAAGGTTTGCTGCATAAGAGTTTGCAATAGGATATTCTTGTGGTCTGATAACTCCACCTGTTAAGTGTCTCAAAGGTATAAAACCTTGAGGGGCATCTGTATTTGCCATAGTTATAACCTCCTAAGTTATAGTTGCGTTTTTACTCTTTAAAGCCGCCTCTAGTAACTTCACTCTTGAAGGTCTTTGTAATTGGATTTCCAGGTGATTCAGCTCTGTGGATATCTTGTTCAACTGATCGCATTAAGTTTTCAGTCATCTTAGCGTAATATTCATTACGTTCATTTACCATTTCTTCTGGCATTTCACAGAGTACCATTCCTTCTATTCCAATAAAACCAGCAAACTTGCCATGTTCTATCGTAGCATAAGATTTTCCACCAGTAACCGTTTTAGGGTCACGAGGTTGCCAACCTTCTCGCATACGTTTAGCAACGTTTGTCGGCTGTTCCTGTCCCAAAATCATAGTTGCAATCCATCTTTGTTTGTAACCAGCTCTTGGTTCAGGCGCTTCAAGTAAATTACTTGGCTGCCAATGTGAAACTCTTGTTGATTTTTCAACTTGAGTTTCGTGTTTTATTTTATTACTCATAGTCGTGCTCCTTTCGATCACGTATTGGTGCTAAAGCTTTTTACTTCTTTAGCAAACCGTTTTAGTGCCGCTTCATCATTGATATCAATGCCGAAATTTCTAGCTGTCGCTAAATCTTCCTGCGTTAGCTTCACTCTGTTACTGTCACTAGCTTTTTTACGACTAACTCCAGCAACTGGAGATTGCACTCTGTTGTTCTTTTGTACCACATTTTTATCATCATTGGAAGTGTTTTCGCCTGATTTATTGAAATACTTTAAACCACTATCTTTAAGTCGTTTATCCATTTCATCATAATAACCAGGATCATTCACGTCCCAACCTTCTTCAGTAAGCTCTGCATCAATTCCATAAGCCATAGCTGTTTCTTTACGATAACCAGGCTTATTAAACCATTCCGCATTAGCTTTAACCCAATCTCGTGCTAAAGGTGGTGCTTTAACCTCTTTATTTTCAGATTTTTTAGGTTGTTGAGCTTGATACTCAGAAGTTTTTGACATTTGATTTCTTAAATCAGCCATTTTTTCATAAAGTTCTACTTGTTTATCAGTATTACCTTCTTCAATTGCTGCTTTAAGCTCTGCAGACACTGATTGATGTTGGCTTTTGAGTGATTTATTAGCAAAATCAAAAGTTTTTGATTCTAATTCAGCTAATCTCTGCTCTAATTCAACAGCTTTTTGTTCAGCTTCAGCTCTTTTTGCCACTTCTTTAGCAATTCTTTTACGAACTTTTTCAGAATATGGCATATCATCTGAATATGCGGGAACTTTTTTAGTTTCTT